TTGCTCCATTGCCTTACGCTCAATGTCTAGCTTCTCACCCTCGCCCATCATAAAATTATTGATGTCGTTTTCTTTGACTGTGCCACCCACCATATACTTCCCAGCGAATAAAAGATTGGTATTCTTAGCATCTAAAGAAAGCTCTGAATTAGAAAGCACTTTGTATAATGCATCTATTGTAGATTTTCCTTTAAACCAAGATTCAGCACTAGAAGTTAAGTCTGTGTAGTGGATTAAATCGCTGTACTTTATTTTTTCAGTATTTCCGTTTTCGTATCGGTATGTAATTTTTTGGTCTTTGAAATCTTGTGCACCTTTTTTAGATTTGAATATCTTATCGGCTTGCTCAATCATTGAAAATGGAAAGTCCATCTTAGAATTATCTAAGACGTACATCATTGTATTGTCGTTAAGTATTTTGGATGTCGAATATATGTAAGTGTTTCCAGTCATTAACCGAAACATATAATCCCAAAGAATTTGTCTTTTGTTTTGGAAAGGGTTTGCTTGGTCGAGAAATGCGTTTAACTCGTCATTCTCGATAACCTCATCGTTATTGTCTTTAACTACGATTTTCCCAAGCGAGAACAAGTCGCAGTTAATACGCATAACCGTCAAGAAAGCAGGATTTGAGAATATCACCTTTAACTTTGCCTGCTCTTCTCGGTAATCGTTATATTTCGTAGATGCTTGGTACGGGAAGAAATTAAGCCCTCTAGTCTTGTTATTAGAGTAGTCATTATGAAGTTGTTGAGACCAGCGACTTCCGAATAAACTGTTTAAAATACTAATCTGATGGTATTACAGGCATTTCCCGATTTATTATGAATTAACATTCAAATATATAACTTTTTTATTTAATCACAAGCATTTTGTAAAGCTGTGTCTCTTTCAATAAGCAATCTTTCAGCTTGTCGGTAATCTTCGTTTATTGTCGCTTGCTCAATTAAAGGCTCATATTCGAAATAAATTGTCTCTTTCAAGTCTTGACAATTGTCCTCACAACTTAGTAATGTGAACGTTAGTGCTAGTAGTAATAATGTTTTTTTCATTTTGTTTTATTTTTAAGTTAATTGTCTAGGTATAGCCTTAACCGCTATACTGTTTTCTATTTTTAAAGTTTGATGGCATCCACGACAAACACGATAGCAATTCTCTAAGTTTACTTTCGTGGACTTGTTGCAGTCTGGACACGTTACTTTGATACTGTTATTCATCTTATATTTTGTTTTATCGCATTCAACTGCGCTGATATAATGCCAACAACCAAGCCAAGCACAAAAGATTTCGTTTCGATTCCAAACCAAACACAAAAAAGAATAATAAAAGGCAAAGACAAGACAAGCCATATTAAAACCTCTCTTGTGATGTACTTTAGTAATTTGAGTAGTTTAGTTTTCATAAGCAATAAATATACAAAATTAGATTGATTTAATTACACCCTCACGTCTCATAATCAGCACAACATATCTAATTGCATCCATAAGGTGATTGTATTCGTCGGCTGGCTCTTCGAGAACTACACCGAACCTATCTTCTTTGCGTGAGTAATTTTTTTGTTCCATTTCGATATTCTTAGAATCTCTAGTATAAAACACTTGAAGCCCGTTGATAATATCGACACCGTCTAAGATTGAGCCTTTCACCTTAACCGCTCCTGCTGAAATAGCGTAATCCCAACCCATGTCACGCAATGCACTAATTTTGTTTGGTCTATTAGAATCGCAAACGACTGGCTTTGATTTGTCGATATTCAAACGTGAAAACAGCCACTTAACCAAGCCCTCATCATCTTGGTTTAACATTTTGTTTTGTTCCGATGTAAGAGATTCCCTTATTTGGTTTTCAGACTTATAATTAAGTTCCTTAATGTAGATTGCTCCATCGTAATACTTGACCTCAACTATCGCCATCGGATCAACCGCCCCCCAGTCAACACCGTAATAAGTTACGCCTGTGATGTTGTTGTATTGCTCGACCTCGACTGAATCCCAAAAGAAAATGCGGTTAGGATTGCTACCAACTTTTCCAAGCCCATAGACGTGCCATTTGTTTTGGTAGTATTTTGATTTCACGTTTTCAGGTTTGTCTGGATTTTCTAGCTCAGGATTAATATAAGCACGCTCACGGTTAAGCTCAATTTCCTTAATTTCTGTCTTGGCTAAATGTTCATTATCCTTATAAGTCAAAATCAAAAATTGAGCGTCATCCCTATTCAAAACTTCCTTATGCGCCCAAAATTCATTATTAGGATTGAAATCTATGAATACCTGCTTCGCTCTACTGGTTAACTCCCTGTAAGTTTCAAAACTTGTTTTGTTTGCTTCGTTAAGAAAAATAACATCTGAGCGCAATCCCTTTCCGATGTCCTCCTTGTCTAATCCTATGAAAGTTATCACGGAATTATTAGGAAAATAAATGACTGGACGACCGTTTTTTATTCCTGTGCATTCAACTTTTTCATACAAACCGAACGCTCTTAGAATCGTAATCGCATCCTTAACCACCGTTGTACGCATCTTAGAAAGCTCCGCAGATGCTATGTAAATGTCTTTGCCTTCGTTTCCTGATGCATAGTTAATTAGTAGTATTAGAATAGCAAAAGTTTTCCCTGCACCTTGCCCCCCTTGAATAACTTTGATTCGCTTAGTTAATCCTGCTATTTTACGTAAAGCTTTTGTAGTTTTTACCATTTTTTACTTTCTAGCATTGGCGGGGGTTGAGTCAACATCGCTCACAGGGTGGAGACAAATTTATTCATTATCTTTTTCGGTCTGTTTAATCGGGTCAAATTGTAACAAAGGCGAATTAAAGTCATTGCCGTTGTTTTTGTGGTCAATCTCCTGTTTTGGTCGCCCTTTCAGTCTATCCATTACAGCATTGTACGCCTTTGTGTCCTGCTCCTTGATAGCCTTGTTGATTTGGCTAAGATGCATTAATGTTTCAACGTCAATTTCGTTTTCAGCAATACCAAGATACTGCGCTAATGGTTTCAAATCCTCTACCGCATCCCCTGTTACTATTTGTTCAGATATTTCCTTTAGTAACATTTTCTTTTTCCATCCACGACTCTTTGCTTTTGGGTCTGGTTGGTTTTCTTTAGTGAACTTATGTTCTTCGTTGCCTTTCTTTAAATTGTCTTTATTCGCCATTGTCGAACGTTTTACGAACGTTTTAATACAAAGATACTTATTTTAAATAAACTCGCTCTAATGTAATAAAAAAAGCCTTACAAATTAATGCAAGGCTTAATGTTTTTGGTTTATTTACTTTTTCAATGGCTTGTTCTAATGTCATATTAGGCAACTGTTCGATTTGTCCTGAAACACCAGACATAGCTAATACTTTTATTTCTTTTATTAAACAATCTGTTAGCAATTTAGTGTATAAACCGTCTTGCCCTAGTCCTGTTTGTATTGCTTCTTTAAGGTTTTCTTCTGTAATCTGTATCATTTTATTTGTCTTTAGGTATTTAATCTAATCCTGACAATAAATCAATTTTATCGTATCCTTAAATCTTTTCCTTTCATCTCGATGAGGTTGCACATTTGAGGAATCCTTGATAGTATATGACTACCGTATCTTACGCCTATCTCATCTATCGTGGCCTCAATGTCGTTTGGCGAATGTTGAGGGTAATTCATTAAGATGCTTGTTCTGTTCCTTGATTCGCTTCGGTGTTCTTCTTTTTTGCCGTAGTTGTTGGCGATGTCTTCTTTCATTAGCTCATCGAGTATCAAGTCGCCTTTTTTTATGTTTTTCCAAAAATCGTTCTTATCCTGCTGTGTCTCACATTTCTCGTATTCTTCGACAAGGTCGTCAGTTTTTCGGTATATGAAATTCAAATACTTTGTGTATCTCGATAACTTCTGCTCGTTTCCGTTTTGGTCTTGAACCTTTATGTCGTGCTTTTCAGCGTTCATTTTTAGCCAATTTAACGCTTTAATAGTGGATGTCTTACCTATTCCGTAACTGCCTACGATCAGGTTTCCTTTTCTTAGCGTCGGTCGTTTAAACTGTTCGTTTTGCACAATTAAAGGTGAGTCATAAAAATTTGATTTTCTGAAGATATGATAAATTAACGTCCAAACATATTTACCTGTTTCTCCGTCATTTAATTTTGGGTTAAAGTCTTTGCCGTGAGGCTCGACTAACTTATATGCGTTTTTAAAAACTTGGTAGAAACTTTTAACATCAATTTCAGCGTATGGCGGTTGTTCTTTCGCTTTCATTCCGTCCCTTACTTT